GATGGTCGCGCACGTCGAAGAGATCGAACGACGGATGAGCGGCCAGACCCGGGCGATATCGACAGGATTTCCCGAGGTCGACAAAAAGCTCAGCGGCGGCCTGCGCGCCGGCGAATTGATCGTCGTGGCGGCGCGTCCGAAGATGGGCAAGACAGGCTTCGCGCTGTGCGTGGCGTGCAATGTGGCCGAAGAACACAGCGTGCTGGTGCTGTCGATGGAAATGCCGAAGGCCCAGCTTCACGACCGCAACTTGGCGAACCTGGGCCGGATCCCGCTGCCGCACCTCCTGGAGCCACAGAACATGCAGGAGCAGGACTGGACGGGCCTGACGCATGCAACGCTCAAACTGGCCAACATGGACCTGTTCCTGGATGACCAGGGCGGCCTGCGCCTGCTCGATGTGCGCATGAAGGCCAAGGGCATCAAGCGCCGGCACGGCCTGGACGTGATGGTCGTCGACTACCTGCAGCTGATGGACGGTGAAGGTGATAACCGAAACGCACAGATCGAGGGGATCACGCGCGGCCTCAAGGCTCTGGCCAAAGAACTCGGTATTGCGATTGTGCTGCTGTCGCAGCTGAACCGCAAGCTCGAGGAGCGTCCGAACAAGCGCCCCATGCCGTCAGACTTGCGCGATTCCGGCGCCATTGAGCAGGACGCCGATGCGGTGATCTTCCTATACCGCGACGAAGTGTACAACCCGGACAGCCCTGATATCGGGGTCTGCGAGGTCGACGTCGCCCTATGCCGCCAGGGCGCGCCTGGCCGTGTCGCGCTGGGCTACGTCGGCGAGCAAACCCGCTTCGAGAACCTTACGCATCGATGGCAGCCCGCGAAGGCGCCCGAGCGGCGCGGCAACCGCGGATTGGCGGCCCACTTATGAGCGCGAACGTTTTCAAGAAGGGCGAGGTCTGGCACTACCGCTTCCAGGTCGGCGGCGCGCGCGTCCAGCGCAGCACCAGGATGAGGAACCGGCGGCTCGCCGAGAAGAAGGCCGAGCAGGAATATGACGCGGCCGTGGTGCGCGCCAACGGCGGCCAGCCGGTACCGACTCTCGAGCAGCTGATAGAAGTATGGATCGTGGTGCACCGGCCAGTGGCCAGCGCTGCCCACATTCGCAGCGTGGACACGTTCCGACGCCTGCATATGTATGACCTGGGCACCAAGGCCATAGACAGCATCACCACCGCCGACGTCGAACTGGCGCGCAACCTGCACCTGCAGGACCACAAGCCGGCGAGCGCGAACCATTGGCTGCGCATCCTGAAGCTGCTGACCATGTGGGCGGTCAAGCGTGGCACGCTGGCGGCGCCGCCGTGGCGCGTGTCGATGCTCAAGGTGCAGAAGCGGCCGCGCGTGACCCTGGCACTGGATGTGGCCCGAACCTGGTTCGATGCCGTCGACGATGCGGCCAAGCTCACGCCGGCCGTGGCCACCGCCGTGCGGATGATGTTCGGCCTGGGCCTGCGCGAAAGTGAATGTGCATCGGCACGGTGGGAATGGGTCGACTGGCAGCGTGCCACATACACGCCCGGGATCACGAAGGGCAGGGAGGCCGAGCCGGTACCGATGCCGGCCTGGCTGGTCGAGCACCTTGAGCCGCTGCGCCAGGCCCAGGGGCTGATAGTAGTGCGGGAGGATGGCAAAGAGTTCCAGTCGGGCTTCGCGCGTCAGGTCATGCGCAAGGCGAACTCCTCCTGCTCGCTCAAGGGGATCACGCCGCACCGACTGCGCGGCACGTTCGCCACGCTGCTGTCCGAGGCGGGCGTACCAGTGCAGACGATCCAGCGGGTGATGCGCCACAAGAGCCCGGTCACCACGATGGGCTACCTGGAAAAGAACCTCGATCTGGCCGCGCGTGCGCAGGATCAAATCGGCGCAAATACCGGGATGATGCGGCGCGAAAGTGGCGCGTAACGTCAAAGGAAGGCCGGAAGTACAAGGATTCCGGATGATCAAGAGTCATCGGAAATTAACCAAGCGGCCGGCGCCGACCGCCAGCCCATCCAAAGGGGAACCAGATTGAGCATCAAGGAAAAAACTGACGGCGAACTGATCGCCGATGCGCGCCAGCTGATGCAGGAGGTCAATAACCTCCACAAAGAATTAACCAAGCGCGGCGTGACGATCGACTGGGCATATGGAGAGGCACAGAACACGATCAAGTACGAATACAGTCGCGTGACAACGGAGCCGCTGTGACCTGGCGCCGAGATAGTGGCGAGGTCTGTGGCTTGTGCGACGAGTTCGATGTCGACCAAGCCGCGCCGGACCAAGCCGCCCAAGGCATGGGCCTGTGCCAGATAGCCGAGCGCGGCAGGCCACTTCGCAATGTTCCATACGACAGCATCGGCTGTGTCTCGTTCCGCCTCGACTGGAAGAACCTCACGGTGCGCCGCCAGCACGTGAGGGCATTTCAGTAAGAGGGGGAAGAGGCTATTGATTCTTGAATGCGTGGATTCGCGTGGTCAGTTCAGCGATAGCAGCGTCACGTGCAACACGGTCGCTGTTGAACGAGGCAGCGAATTGTCTTTGTGGGTATCGAAGCAATACAGTCTCTGTCCCACGTAGCTCTTGACTTGGGCGGCGCAACTCTGCGGTGGCCCAGATTGCGCATGTTTGTGGCTGGCTTGGTAACCATCCATCCGGCTTGAATTCATTGTAATTAAGCACGACTCTCCAGTCGTCTATATAAGTTTGTTCGCTACGCAGCATGTTACCTCCTTGTGAAAATGTCATGGTAGCACCGGTCTAATCTGACACCCGGCTTGTCAACCTTCGCCACCGCCGCTTTTTTGTAGTGCCAATGCAAAATCGCCGACTATTTTTTAATGCCTATAGAAAATTTCTTGTTGGAACATGGAAAATACCTGTGTTTATTCACAGGAGAAGTTCATGAACACCGCTGCACTCGGCTTTATCAATGCTTCAAACCTCCGCCGAGTCCGCAAGGCGGAGGTTCCTCAATCCACTGTTCGCATAATCGATCCGTACGCCACCTGCATGGCCTGCTGGTTGGATTACATGCGCACCGACGACCGCGACCTTGGCGCCGGCGGCATGAAGCTGTTGGGTGAGGGACTGAACGAGTGTGACCTGCACGAACAGCAGCGCGCTGCCGATATGAAGATCGGTGAGAGCGTCAACGCCATGGTCGACAGCCTGCAGATGCGTGACCGCTGGGCCATCTACAAGAGCCAAGGCATCGCCTCTGCTTGGCGCTTCCCGAATGCGCGGTACGAAGATGTGCTGATGGATGCACGCGACGAATTGGAAAAGAAGTTGCGCAACAATGTTGCAACGCGGCTGTATTGGGCGTAAACTCTGCGCACTGGGTGTCTCTGCACGCCCGAAGAAAAGCCCGAACAGTTAAACGTTCGGGCTTTTTGCGTTAGCGGTCTACTTTGCAGATAGCTCTGAGGCTCGCCGTCTCGCCCACGTAAGGGCCACCGATCAATGCGGATGCAGCTGTATGGACACAAATCGTCTATCATACAAGCCGCGGGTGAGAGCCCCGCCGTCTGCCCCCTTTCCAGTCCTGTGCCAACAGGACCTTCGCCGCCCCTCGCATCCATGCGCCGGGGCGGTTTTTTTTCGAGGTGCGCATGAGCGTCGAGTCCGAAATCATTTGGATGCGCGTGCTCGTGCAGTTCGCGCGCGAGCACCTCGCCATCTTGGGTACACGATGAGCATGCCTGTCGAGGTCTACCGCGACCAGATCATTCGAGCTGTAACCGGCAACCAGCCGGCGATGGTATTCCGCGTGGTCGATGAGACTGCGCTCCGGCGTCTGTCCGATCGGTTTGCCGAGTCCGAGCGCGCGCATGCGCTGCTTCGTGCCAAGGGTTACGGCGGAACCGGGCTGCTGCTCGACGAGTTGGCTGCGCTGGTGCCGAACGCCCGCTGATGGTCTGGGGCACGAAGAGCCGCCACGAGCGCGGCTACGACAGCGCCTGGGTCAAGGTCCGAAACCAGGTGATGGAGCGCGATGAAGGCGAGTGCCAACGCTGCAAGCGCGCCGGCCGCACCACCCTGGCCCGCGCGGTCGACCACATCATCAGCAAGGCTAGGGCCACCGAGCTGCGCTGGACACGCGCTAAGACCGATCACCCTTCCAACTTGGAAGCCATCTGCAATCCATGCCATGCGATCAAGACCGAGACGGAGCAGGGCAAACGCAAGCGAGTGAAGCGCGCCGCTGGCCCTGATGGCTGGCCGGTTTAGTGATGGCGAGGGCTTGAAGAACTTGAAGACCTGAGGAAGTTACACGAGCCATAGATAGGCGACCGTCATGACTACGACCATCGCCCCAAAAACAAATGCGGCAATCGTGGCGTTTCGCTTTTTATGCGACGGGTCTGGATGAGCGCACCAAGGACAGGCACCTGCGGATGACGGCACTGGATTTTTGCAAGCCGGGCAAGAGATCAGGGACATAGTAGGTGATGAAGAAGTTGAATATACAACTCTAGCATTTCCATGAAGAAATATCACCAATTGTTGCAAAATAGAAATGCGGGTGGGGGTGGTCAAATCTCTGTGTCTTTTGCGCATGGGGACCGCCTGCCCCCTCTTTGCGCATAACCGCGAAATGAAACTTTTTTTCTGGGACTGAAATTATGGCCGGAAGGCGCCCGACTCCCAGTGCGCTCAAGCTGGTCACGGGCAATCCGGGCAAGCGGCCACTGAACAAAAAAGAACCAAAACCACGTACAAAAACGCCAGTTTGCCCACCGCACCTTGATGCGAAGGGCAAGGCAGTGTGGAAGAAATTGTGTGCGCTGCTGAAGCGGATGGGTGTGCTCACCGAGGCTGACGGTCTGGCGCTCGAGCGCCTCTGCGACTGCTACTCCGACATCCTGAAATGCCGGGAATTGATCGAGCGCGATGGCCGCACCTACACGTCGATTGACCAGAACAGCAACCGACTTATCAAAAACAACCCTGCGGTCAACCAGCTGCGCGCCGCCGACGCGCAATTCAAAAGCTACCTGGTGGAGTTCGGCCTGACGCCGGCCGCGCGATCAAAAGTAAACGTGGACCTACCGGATGGCGACAAGGAAAAAGACCCCGCCGCCGAGTACTTCGGCTGACCCGGTTTCAGCGTACGCGAGCGAGGTTGTCGCTGGCACGCGGATCGCCGGGCCGCATGTCCGCAACCAGTGCGCGCGTCATCTGGCCGACGTTGCCGAAGGTGCAGCGCGCGGTTTGGTGTGGGACGTCGCGGCGGCCCTAAAAGGCATCGGCTTCTACCGCGACGTATTGAAGCTGAACGGCGGCGACTTCGAAGGCCAGCCATTTGAATTGCTGCCGTGGCAGC